CTATTACAAAAACGAAACGCCAAAATCAGAGGTATTAGAATTTTTAGAATCTATGTCTATTGATCAATTTAAAAAGGTAGAAGAATTTTTCAGCAATTTACCAGTATTAAAAGAAACCCTAACGGTAAAATGTTCTAAATGTGGGTTTGTACACGATATTGATATTGTAGGTCTTGATAATTTTTTAGGGTAACTCTTTCTCATGATAATTTGGAAAACTATTATAAAACAAATTTTGCAATGATGCAACATCACAAATATAGTTTATCTGAACTAGAAAATATGATCCCGTGGGAAAGAGAAGTGTTTTTGAATTTATTATTACAACATATTAACGAAGAAAACGAAAAACTAAGTCAAAATAGGAACTAAAATGGCGTTACCAGCACTAAACAACAAAAATGCTATTGGGAATTTATCCTTAGACGATAAATCGCAAATATTAACGTCATTGGTTCAATCGGGAAAACTCCAATTAGTAAATTATGGAGCCATAAACCTCAATCAAAACGTTACTTCCAACGCTACTGCAACAAAAGAGAATTCTTCGAATTATTTTGGAGAAGCAATGGTAAGGGCATTGGAAAACATTAAAGGGCTTCTATTCGATTTAAACAATAACATTTTACGTTATATCGAAACGACATCAACGAGTCAACAAGTAACACAAAACCTTCTAGAATCAAAAGCAAAGGACATTGAAGTTACTAAAACCGCAGGTGGGATTGGGATAGGAAAAGAAAACCTAGAAAAATTCTATAAAATTTTTGAGTCCATGAATAATGGAATTCTAAAATTGTCCGAAGGTGTTGGTATAGGAGGAACGTTCGGAACTGGTAAAGGATTTTTGGGAAGTTTATTAGGGTCATTATTACCAAAACTTCTAAAAGGGTTTTTATTTGGTGCTGCCGGTGCTGGAATCTATAAAGCGATAGATTGGTTGGATGATAGAGAGATGAATAACTCTCCTTGGGAAAAGGCGAAGAAATTCGCAAAAGATACATTAGGTTTAGAGTTTGAAGAAGAGGGAGAAAACCAGGAACAAAGAACCGCAGAACAAACCGGAACAGGTACAACCCCAACAACAGGGACCCAAACAGAAACTCGCTCCCAACAAACTTCTCCAGGAGCAGGAACAACACCTACTGGAAGGTTAGTACAAGTTGCCGAAAAATTTGAGGGCATGACAGAAAAGGCAAACAAAAAAGAATTAGAAGCATTTTTTAAAACAAATTTGGGTTCTGGTTTTGGGATATCAGAAGCTTGGTGCGCAACATTCGTTAATTCTGTCTTATCTGCCAATGGATATAAAAAATCAAAATCAGTAAAAAGTGCAAAAAGTTTCTTAACTTATGGAGAAGCAGTAAATTTAAATGACGCGAAACCCGGAGACATAGCTGTATTTAATAGAGGTACAGATAAAAATAAGGGGCACGTCGGTTTTGTTGTTTCTTTAGACGGAAACATGATTACTATAATTGGAGGAAATCAAGGTACAAAAGGTGGCGGCGGAGTAACAAGATCTACAAGAAATACCAAAAAGAAAAATCACGAATTGGTCGCTATAAGAAGACCAACAGAAAAAGAAAGTGAGTCTGCATATAAAGAACCTAGTTTACCTCAAACACCCCAAACAACTCCAGTACAGCAAAATGAAACGCCAAAACTTGCAGATGATATCAAAAAGAAAGGTGTCACAGCACAACAACAAAATGTACCGTCAGAAATAGAAGAGGAAGAAGAACAAGAAGAAACTTCAGAAAAGGTCCAAGAAGACCCCTCGCTAAAAAAAGAAACTGCAACAAAAGAAACAGCAACACAATCAAACGAAAAGAAAGTTTTTGACTTTTTCGTTAGTAAAGGGTTTACAAAAGAACAAGCAGCAGGTATTACTGGAAGTTTAAAAATAGAAAGCCCCACCTTCAATCCCAACCAAAAACAAAAAGGTGGTGGTCCAGGGAGAGGTATCGCTCAATGGTCTGTTGATGGTCCTAGATTTAAAGAATTGAAAGCTAGAAAAGGTGATAAGTGGAACACCCTTAATGGACAATTAGAATATATCTACGAAGAAATAACAGGACAAACAAAACATAAAGAATACGGAAATGTTTATAAAGGCATAAAGTCTGCAAAATCCGCAAAAGAAGCAACTGAAATTTGGACGAAAGAATACGAAAAAGCTGGGAAAGAAAATATGACCCAAAGGATTTCCGCTGCAGAAGGAATTCTTAAAAAATATTCAATAGGTTCTACAGAAACAGAACTAGCTCAAGAAACCCCAAGTACTGGAGATGCAGCAAAGCCAAAAGGACAACAAACAGATACAGAAGAACAACCAAAAGAAAAAACTTTGGTCGATACTCTAAAAGACGCTTTTGGTTCTACTCTTGAAAATATTACAAAACCCGGAAATATTAAATCAGTGGTTGATGAGGGTTTATATCAAGGATTGTCTGCTATAGGAGAAGGATTCACTTTTGCTGGAGTTGAAGGTTTTGATAATTCTAGGTTAAGGAAACTCAAGAAACCAGAAGAAACTATTGACGAAAAAATAGTTAGAAAGGCTACTGATTCCTCCAGACCAGAAGAAACTATTGACGAAAAAATAGTTAGAAAGGCTACGGAGTTCTTCAGACCAGAAGAAACAGCAAATCTACAACCAAACGTTAAAGAAGAATTATCCGGAAAACGATTAGAAGAAACCACAAAAAATAATGAATCGCTTAAAGAATCGAAAATGGAAGCAATAAAAGCCCCACAAGAATCTCAAGCGCCAAATATAAACGTCAATGCTCCTGTGAGCGGTGGAAATGGCGGCGGAGACGATTTTGCAGCTGGTGGTATATCTAAAATGGACGTTAGAGATTCGGTATTACACCAAATGCAATATAGAAAAGGTTCTTCATCAGCTTTGGTATAAAAATGGGGAGGTTTTACCCTCCCCGATAATCCTTACTCTTCGTCTGAGAGCAGTTTACTGAAATAATCCAAATCTTCGTCTGTTTCGTCAATATCTACTGACGAACTGGATGAGAATACTTCGTTGGATTCATCTACTTTTGGTTCTGGTTTCATTGCTCTGGCACGTTCTACTGTGGTAGGACCACTGCGACCAGTAGAAGTATTACCAAGAACTCTGTCCAACTTAGACTTTAGTTCGTCATAAGTTTTAAAATTCTTTGGATCAATTACTTCCTTCAAGGAATGTTCTGCCTTCCAAACCGATTCCATTTTATCATCATCATCAAATAATGGACCAGTAGAATCAAATTCCGAAAGGTCATAATTCTGATAACCATCAACCTTACGAATCTTCAACTTGAAATTAGCGCCAGACCAAAAATCAAAAGGATCAAATGGTTTATCGTCCTCAAACTGAGGATTCATTGCTGTAGTAATCTTTTCCATAATCTTCTTACCATAACGGAAAAGGAAAATCTTACCTTCGTTTTCTGGATGCTTTGGGTCCTTTACAACATAAATGTTAGAAACATAATGTAGGCGACGCTTCTGTTTACGAGCAACTTCTTTATTTGCCTCAATACCAGAATTCCACAAAGAACTATTATGTTCAGAAACTGGATCGTTTTGTCCAATGGTTGTTAGGGACTTTTCGATATACCAACCACCTGGACCTTGAAACCCGTGATCGTAATACTTTACGAATGGAATAGCGTCATCACCGTCTTGAGAAGAAGCTGGAAGGAATCTGATTACGGCATAACCATTACCTGTTTTATCGGTTTCACACTTCCAATAAACATCTTCGCCATCATTATAAGAAGAAGAATTTAGTGATTCTACCGCCTTGGAGAGTTTTTCGAGACTAGATCCTGAGGATCTCTTTAGATTAGCAAAACTAGACATATTTTTTACCTCTTTATACAAACTTAATACAACTTAAAAACAATCTTATCCAAATAATCATAATATAGAACTATTTAGCTACGACATTTTACCTCCTCTTTCAATATATTCTTAAACTTTGGGAGATCTATATTCATAAACGATCTATACTTATCACATTTCATCCTAAAAGGTTCCCAAACTATTCTTTCTTTTATTTTCATATTCCAGACATTAAAAAATTGTAATATAGAATCAGTCAAAAGTAAAGTATCCAAACTTACGATTTCTTGCATAGTTTTTACCATCAACAACGGATACGTTCCCTTAACAAGTATCAATTCGTTTAAAGGATACTCATCCAATAAAGTTCCTATTTCGTTTTTATAAACATAAGAAAGAGAATCGTTTCGTTTTTTCCAACTTTTATATCTGGTTTCGCAATCGTCAGATAATAAATCCATCACCCAAAGTTTGGGGTTTTCTGATAAATTTGAGACGTAATAATGAATTAAATCGTCACCATACATTTTTCCAAGTTTTTGGAATATAAAAAATTGATTTTCTGGTACGAATTTAGATTTGGTCTTAAACCTATAGGTTATAGCATTATATTTTTCAGAAGTGAAATGTAATTTTATAGCATTATATAAATTAGCAGCATCATTTCCATTCATTATATCGGCAATACTGGACTTTTTTCAATAAGGTTACTTCTCATTGCTTCCTCAGAAATCTTAGAAACAATAGAAGGGGTGATTAATTTTGCAGCAATTTCTATTTCTAGACCAATAGTTTCACAATATTCGGTAATTGCATCTATATAAGAAATATTATCCCTTTCTACTAAGGAAATAATATGTTTTGAGAATTTTTCCTTTTCTTCTACTTTCGGAGACACCATAATTTTTCCTTAAAAGTGGGATCCCCAAAAGAGGATCCCGTTATTACATTTATTTCACCACTTGAAGCGAAACCGGAGCAGTTCCACCCATACCAATAGCATTTTTAGCGGCTTGTGATAAATCAATAATACGACCGCGAACAAATGGTCCCCTATCAGTGATTGTCACAAGTACTGACTTTTTATTTTTAAGGTTCGTAACTTTAACCTTAGACCCAAACGCAATATTTTTATGTGCTGCAGTAAACGCGCGAGAGTTAAAAGGTTTTCCAGAAGCAGTTTTCTTTCCGTGGAACCCCGGACCATACCAGGAAGCAGTACCAGTTTGAGCTAAAGAAACTTCGGAAGTTATGAACATTAAAAGTACAATTGAAAATAATTTCATCATTATTTTTCTCCTCTACAGTTGAAATAAATCAACCTTGAATTTGATGATTTTTGACTACTTTAAAAAGTAACCTCATCGGTTAAAAGAATAGTTTACCTCGCTTTACTCGAAAAGTAAAGGTTGGTTTTTTATTTATATATGATAATATCTATAATATTCTTTGATTTTAGATATCGTGGAAGGGATATAGTCTTTAACTTCTTTAATAAAGGCTTGATCGTCGCCATCATCAACCGAAACTAGAATTGCTATTTGTTTTGCTTGAATCCCCGTCAACTCAAAATACGACATTGAATAAAATGTAGCTTGAATAAAATAATCCTGAATCCAATCTTCTCTTTTTTCTTTTTTACTCGTCTTAAAGTCAATTATTGAAAGTCTATTATCAAAATTTGCTATGCAATCGCACCTTCCGGCAACCTTCAATTTATTAGAATATAAAGGAACTTCTAATTTATGAATATCAGATATCCTATGCAAAATACCTTTGAATTCGTAAAAAGAATTCAATGCGTCTGGCATAAATTGCTTTTTATCTATTTCTTCATTAGATAGATATTTTTCGCAAAGTAGGTGAAATTTTGTTCCCCTAGAAGAAGCGACAGCAGAGACTCTATTCGCCTCTGCTTCGCCAACTCTTTTACGCCATTCAAACAGAGCGCGATTTGGAAACGATCCCAACACACTAGTTATTGACGGATATTTTCCGTTTGGCGTCAAATAGTGCCTTTTACCGTTTAAATTTTCGGTATTCAATTCCAACAATTCTGTCGGATTTACATGATTAAATTTCATCTTCAATAAGTTCTCTCTGATAAAAAGACTTTTCGTGTATAGTTTTTTCGTTCCACACTTTTCTAGGATTAGAGCAGAAGGGACATTTTGGATTTCCGCAATTCACGCCATTCATCTTAGATAAACGATGAGGTTCATTATTATACTTTGGATTCCAATTTGCACCTAATATATTCTTTCTTTTTTGAATAATTCTTTTGGTGTTATGTCGTCTTTCCGCTCTGTTCATATTTCTCCGTTAAATATTTTTATTATAAATAAACGTAGGTCGCGGGAATCTCACCTCCCCACCTACCCTAACATTTAAACTTTACGGAGCATGTCAGCATGAATATTTATATTCCTTTTACCTACATTATTGGTTGGTCTGAACATAAAAAATTCTATTATGGTAGGAAAACTGCCAAAGGATGTCACCCAAAAGTTTTATGGGAATCTTATTTTACTTCTTCTAAATATGTGAAAACCTTTAGAGAAGAATATGGAGAACCAGATATTATTAAAATTCATAAAATGTTTCCAAATAACCCAAAATCATGTTCCGATTTCGAAGAAAATTATTTAACAAAAATAGATGCTAAAAATCATCCACTATTTTTAAACAAACACAATGGAGGAAAAACTTTTGATACCACTGGAGACATTATTTCTCCAAAGAAAAAACAAATACTTTCCGAGAAAAATTCAAAAGAATATATTTGCGTTTCTCCAGAAGATGAAATTTTTGAAATCAAAAATCTAAGTTTATTTTGTAAAAAATATAAATTAACAGAATCAGGGATGCGTTGTGTTGCTAATGGTAGGGGACTATTGCATAAAAATTGGCAATGTTTCCATAAAGAATTATACTTCGGACACAAACCGTCAAATCAAATAATATTAGAAAAGAAAATTAAACTTAAAGAATTTGTAAAATCCCAAAAGGAAAAGTCTTATATAATAACCTTTCCTGATGGGGAAATTCAAAAAATAAAAAATTTATCTACATTTTGTCAAAATCAAAATTTAAATATTGGATGTATGATCGCAGTCGCAAAAGGCGAAAGAAAACATCATAAACAATTTAAATGTAAATATCTATAAACCGCATTTTTCTTTTACGGTTAAATATTCGCGGACAAGACCGCTGCGAACGCAATCTTCTATTGTAAAATTTGTAATTGAAAACGAATCCATATTTTTAATAATTTTTATAAAATCTAAGAATCCGCTAGTTTCTTTCCTTCCGTCAAAATCTGATTGGACCATATCTCCAGAAAAGAATATCCTACTATTTTTACCGCAACGAGTGATAACACTATCTAATTCGTGAAATATGCAATTTTGCATTTCATCAACTAATATTAAAACATTATCAAAAGTAGTTCCTCTGATATAAGAAGTAGATACGAATTCTATAAGATCTTTCTTCTTCAAGATTTCATACGCGTCTGCTCTTCCAAATAGATCATTACATATACTTTTGTATGTTGTTTCGTAAATCGCTAATTTTTCATCTTCCGTCCCAGGTAAAAATCCTATGTTTCTTGTTGGGACAGCAGAACGAACAATTAAAATCTTTTCGTATTCGTTGTTATATACTAACTCTTGCAGCATTAAATACAATAAACAAAAAGTTTTTCCCGTTCCCGCAGAACCCGAACATACTAAATTCTTTTCTTCAGCATAAGCAGAAAAAACTTTTCCTTGATTTTCGGTTAATGGGTGTATTTCTTTCAATTGTAGGTTAGATAAACCCGCGTTTGGTTTTTTCTTCGCCTTTTTAATAAAAGAAACTTTATCTGCTTCATCTATTTCATGACTCTTTAGAAATTTTGTGTTTGCTTTCTTGACTGGTCTGATTGCCATAGATTATTCCTTTAAAATAAAAAAAGGGAATAAGGCACTAGACCCTATTCCCTACTGACTAAAAAATTGTCAAAACATCCATTATTATCAAGAATTTATCATAATTTTAATTAATCCCACCGAGAAGTCATTTGATTTCCCGGGTTATTTTTCTTAATTCTGTCGATTACTCCTTCCTTAAAATCCGATGGTGGTTTCTTAATTCCCAAAGATACAGAATCAGCAAAATTCAAAGTTGAAAAATGTTGTTCTTTATCTGGATTATTTTTCTTGAATTCTTCCCACTGAGAAATAGTCATAACCATTTCGGTTACTTCTCCAGTTTTTTTATCTCTTACGTCATAAATTGGACACATAATAATTACCTAAAAATGTTTGTCTACTATTTATTTTCTTACGTTCCTAGTGATTTTGGTATTAACGCTCCCTCTATCCCACCAATTTATAAATTGGGATAGACTTATCAGAGAATTCCCCAAAATTTCAGTAGCGATGAAAAAAACCGCTCCAAACCCAAAAAATATTAATTTATCAGTAAATATGTCTAAATTTTTGGTAATAAAAAAGGCGTCAACAAAGAAATATATAGCGCAAATAACAGTAAGCGTAAAAACTAAACCCCCTAGTTGGGCAACAGACAGCCCCAACAAATAGATAGATTTACAAAATTTATTAGAACCCTCGTAGGTAAACTTTTTAGTCATGAAGGATTCTCCAAAACAAACCATTCTGGAATTGGTCTTGAATTTACCTTTCCCACCCAAGACGCAAGATGTTGTTTTGATTTGTTATAATAGTTTCTATATGAAGCTACCGAATCATTTTGTATCTTATATTCTTCTGGCATCGCTGGAGTTACTTGAATAAACTCGCCAATTGGAATATTTTTTGGTTGGGTTTCTAAAAACGAAACTAATCCAGAAGACTCACATTTATGAATTTTTCCATATCGAAATGTGTATTCCTTACAGAGTTCAACCAATAAGTCGTAGAGGTATCTATAATTGCTGTCAGATTGCCTACACCAAATAGCAGAAGGGTGTGAAATATGAGTTGATTTATACAATTTAACATCTCTTTCGTCCTCTAATTTCCAACGTTTAATATTTCTACCAGAAGCAGTTTTCTCGATAACTTCTTTACCATCCAAGACCCTATGAGCCGTACAAAGCAACTGCGAACACTCCAAAATCATTTTTACGCAATGAGCGTTGTTGTGGTATTGTGCTGCAATTTTGGGGTTGTCGTCTAAAGCAAAAATGTTCATATTATATTATTAATCAATGTTATCATTAATATTCTATATCTAGGATTATAGACAATATAAGAAAGTTTATTTAATCTGTTTATCTCTAATAAAATCAGATTCAGTAACTGTCGCAAACTTAGCATACCTCTAAAATTTGAAAAAGTAAATAAATTTATTTATCATAATTATAAATACTTCTATTTAGGATACATAAATGATATCGTTTAAAAGATTTCTTGAAGAAGGCGTACATTCTGATTTCGCAAAATCCCTCTCGCACGAAGATTTATTCAAACATCTGGAAACCCACGCAGACCCAAACGATAAAGCGTCTGATCACTGGGCTGATAGAAAAGCCGCAATACTAAAAGAATTGCACAAAAGGCATTCTTCTAAAGAAGAAGGATTTCATTCCCTCGGTAAGGAATATGTAAAAAACTCCGGACACGATCATTCTATATTGGATCGTTTTCTTTCCCATCACGCAGATTCTCCTTCTCCTTATGTCAAAAGAACTGCTGAAAGTTTGTTGGCGAAAATTGGTAAGCCAGTAATTCCTCAACAAAAACCAAAACAGGAAAAACCCGCTCCAAAAGAAAAGGTAAAAAAAGAAGTAGAAACAAAACTTGATACTTCTATACATCCAGAAGGAAAATTGGAATCTGAAAAAGGAGATACGTCAGAACATGGCGGTTCTTCAGAAGTTACCCACATTTTCCATAAAACTCAAGACGGTAAAAGGAAAAAGGTTGCTACAGTAGTTTCTACAGAAGACTCTCATACGCCACATATTGTAAAGAATGGCAAATTATCCCCGATTGAAACCCCATTCAAACACAAAACTCACAAAGAAGCAGTATTAAGGGCAATTAAAACTGTAAGAGACACTCAATAATAAGAATTGGTGGAAGTTATCCTGCTTCCACCATTTTTAAATCGAAATATTTTGCCGCATTTTCTGCGATTTCTTTCGTTTGGAAATAATTAAACATCTTCTTACCGTATTTGGTTTGGGTGTATATAACCCACTGCCCCCTAAACGGAAAATCTTCTTTCTGTTCGATAAAATATAAGGTTTCTGTTTCTAATGGTTCTAATTTATCTGGTTGATTTTTTGCCATCACTTTTCAACTAAATTATTTTTAAAAATTTCCGTACACTTTTTCCAAGTCCAATTATAAGATTCATCTTCAACGTATTTTCTGGATAATTCCATTGCAGCATTAATTTCGCTAATGCCAAAATCATCTACCAAATATCCGCTCTTACCTTCCTTAATAATTTCTTCTGATACCGTTCCTTTATATGCTAATACTGGGGTTCCAGACGCTATAGCTTCTAATTGAGTTAATCCAAAAGTATCGTTTTTAGAAGGAAAAATAAAAACATCAGCATTAGCATAAGTTTCTGCTAAGTCTTTACCAGTTCTTTTTCCAACAAAAGCAATCGCTTCGGAATGATACTTATTCATCAATTCTTTTAGATAAGGACCATCACCAACCAAAACTTTTAGATACCCGTCTGGAATAGGTATCTTACAAAAATCATCCAATCCCTTTTCTTTAGAAATCCTACTAACACAAAGAATAATTTTAAGAACAGTACCTTTTAGTCTATTTCTATAAGTAGAATTAAACGCTTTTCTATCAACCCCTCTTTTCCAAACAATCAAATTATTGAATCCTTTATCCATCAACAATTGTTTAATCTTATTAGTGGGAACCAAAACGTTTTTAGATTTAGAATGAAACCATCTAAAATAAGGATATGTTAATCCCGAAGGAACTTTAAACATATCTTGAATGAATTCTGGAAACATTGAATGATAAGAAGTTGTATAGTTATAACCTTTCTTATCACAATATAGTTTTCCCGCAAGACCAACTGGACCTTCGGTTGCTATATGTATGTAATCTGGATTAATACATTCGATTTTATTACCAATCTTATAAACATTTAAAGAAATATCTATCTCTTTATAAAATGGCAAAGAAATTCTATTGAAATGATGAGGATTAATCCAATATATATCAAAATCTTTATTTAAAATATCGGTTGTAGTTTTTAGAGTTCTAACAACTCCATTAGTTTGTTTCTCTGTAGTATCTGTTATTATTAAGAGTTTTTTCTTTTGCATTGTTTATCCAGTTTATACCATTTAAAATCTATTTCATACTTAATTGTTGATGCTGATTTTTCGCAAAGTTCTTTCGTTGGGAATTCCATTACAAGTTTAGCAGGAATATCATTAGAGTTTAACGTATTAACTGCCGTTAGAATTAATATCCATTCCATCTTTTTTATCTTGAGTAAATTTATCCCACACAATTATTTCAAAAGTACCATCGAAATTTTCCACCAATGCCGTACAACTTTCTACCCAATCTCCATCATTCATGTATTCTATTCCTTCTATCGTCTTTATTTCTGCATGGTGAATATGTCCAGCTATAACTCCATCATAAAATTTTCTTTTAGAATATTCAACAAGATTTTTTTCATAATCGAAAATAAAATCTACAGCACCTTTTACTTTATGTTTCAATACTTTACTAAAAGACCAATACCCAAATCCAAATTTATGTCGTAACCAATTATATTTTGAATTTAAATCTAAAACTAGATCATAAAGTTTATCCCCAAGAAATCCAAGCCAAGGAGCAATTTTACTGATTCCATCAAACATATCTCCATGAATTACAAGATACCGTTTACCGTTTATACCGATATGCTCAGTTTTATTAAGAAATTCTATTTTACCAAAAGATATTCCGTGAGGAAGAACCGGACGAAGAAACTCGTCGTGATTACCTACAACATATATTATTCTAGTCTTCTTAGATAGTTTTAAGATAAACCTTATAACATCTGTGTGGGATTTTTTCCATTTCCATTTATTTTGTTGAATTTTCCAACCATCTATTATATCTCCAACAAGATATAAGGTATTGCAGGAGTTATGTTCAAGAAAATTAAGCAGTAAATCGGCTTTACAATCTTTACTACCTAAATGTGTATCGGAAATAAAAATGGCTCTATATTTGTTTCGCATTATTCTGGAATAGTGTGTTGAATAAATTTTACTCTCTCAAAAACTGAAAGAGATAAAAATAACAATATTAAAAACTTATTCGCCTTAGTCGTTATCGTCATCCATATTATATAAAATAAAAATTATACAAGATAAGACAATAAACGACATTGAAAATAAAAAGTTTGTTATCATAACTTACAGTATATAGTTTTGTAATATTAAAATTAGAATACGATGATATTAAGATTTAACTTTTTCTATTTCTTTTTTATTAATTGGTTTTGTTTCTTCCGGTAAAACAGAAACAGTAGGTTTTGTTAATACAGTTTTCAACGTTTCATAACCTTCCAAAACATTTTGAGTTCTACCATCAGAAAAATATAAAATAGAACCAGCACCGCTCCTTGCCGGCATTACTTTATGTAAATTTTCTAAATTAACCAGAGTTCTATCAATAGTACCAACATTAACTTCAATAAACATATTACCTCACAATTTAAATATAATATTAGATTCTGTTTCTTTAAAATTTAAGAATGTATGCGGTATAAAAGAAACTTTAAGTTTTCTGCCAGAAGTTTCCTTATAAGAAATATAATAATTTTCTTTTAAATA